AACGGAGAAGATCGTCGCCCACCTTAAAGCCCGACTTAAGCGGTACGGTATCCCCATGCAGGCCCCTATGGGCTGCCCGCACCCTGTCGTCCCTTCTGGTAATCCAGGTCTTGGTCCGAACGCCAAGCTGATTTCCGGCGAAGAACAGGCCAGCGTTGTAGGCGGTCAGGGTCTCGTTGTCTACGATTCGATCTTTGCGTTTCGTGAAGGCGTTCACAAAAATGGCCTTGATGGCAGCAATGAGCAAAGCGATCTTCACGACGACATCGGTATCGTCCCCGTCTTCGTTGAGAGCGTGAGCCAGGAGAAGGGCCCCTGCGATTTCCTCTTTCGTGGAAGAATTAGCTAGTTTCGTATTCTCTAACTGCTGCTCAACAAATTCGTTGGCTTGTTCATTGGAGGACAAGTCAACAGGTTCCGCCGCCTTACGGGAGACCTCTTCGGCGGCATCTTCCATGATGCCGGTGATCACTGGCCGAAGGTCCTCTTCGAGTTGGCGGTTCCACACTTCCTCATCAAAGATATCCTCCACTGAGGGAAGGGAGCCCTCCTCGAATGAGCGGCGTACCTTCTTACCCCCAGCCTTTTCGAGAACTACCCGCTGCTGGCGGTCCAAGAATCTTTCGATTGTCCTGGCCACCACATCGTTCCACTGGTCTACCTTCTCTGCGGTTTTCTCGCCCCAGTCGTCCCCGAAGGAGAAAGCTTCGGGAGTTTCCTTCGTTTGGACTTCGCCAGAAAGAGAGAGGGCCCCCGCCGGTACCGGCTCTGCTGTCTCTGCGGGAGGGCCAACTTCCTCGACAGGAATAGCACCCTCCGGTGCGGGCTGTTCGCCACCCCCCTGCGCGGGTGGGGCCCCTCCAGGCCCGAACTCGCCTTCGACCACAGGGGTTTCGCCAGACAGAACATCGAGGGGCATCTTCGGCCCCTGCTCCTGCTCCATCTTCATTTCTTTCTCGGTGTTCCCCACCGGAGTCAAGTTCGGGTTAGCAAGAAGAGCGTCTGCCAGTTCGGACTTGACCTTCTTCACACCAGTCTTATCCCGGTATTCGTTGCGGGAGATCAACCCTTCACGAACCTCGTCCATGTAGAACCGTTCCCGCTCTTGCTTGGCAAGAATCAGGATAGGAACACCCTTGGTTTCGAAATCGATGTAGTAATCCTCGTGGAGCGTATCGAAGGGGCGGGCGATCAGTTCGAGATGGGGCATCATGGTCTCCATCCAGAACACCTTGCCCTCTTCTGCCGCGTTGGAAAAGGTGTTATGTTCCCAGAACGTGGAGAGGTAGGTATGGTGGCCTGGTACGGCGATCCCAACTGTGTCGTCCTCTCCCACAACCTCGACGGATACCGCTCGTTCCCAGCGGAGATCGGGCGGCAGGTCCCTGGTGCGCCAGCCATGCACGTTGCCGCCGTGAGGCTTGGTAGCCATCTTGGCCTCGGCGATGCTCCGAATCTCGGTTGTATCTTTACCTGGAATGGTGACGCAATCAGTAAAACTAATGATGTCCTCGGCTGTCGAGAAAGATACTTCGAAAGCGGTGTGCTCTACGTCCTTGGTGGCCCCGACCCCTCCACGAGTTTTCTTCATCCGAATACGGGCGCACACACCAAGACGCAACAAAAGTTCTTGGGTATCTCTGGCAAGCTGTTCGCTCACGGTGGTGACCGCGATGGTGGTGGCTTGACCCTTGGCGGTCTTCTTCCCGATAGCAATGTGTCCATCAGCAGCGAAGTACCCAGACAAGAAGGCTGCTACGGTTTCGTCGGCTCCCATGAAAATATCTTCAGGAATGAACTTGGTGCGGCTGGTAGTGCCCATAAGTCCGGTGCGCCGAAGCAAGGTGCGGACCCGGACAGAATTGCGGGCACCTCGGCCCGAGCCGGGCCGGTTGGCCGGGTTTCCCCTCACCCGCCAAAACGCTACCTTGTCCCCATACTCGTCGAGAACGACCTGATCTCCGAGAGCTTCCACTGCTGCAACAAACGCGTTTGCGAACTCGCCGTGGGGGGTCGCCAAACCTACGGGGCGACCGTCGCCGGTCATTGTCCCGTCCCCCACTAGCGCGCCCAACACAAACCCCTCGTTGGGGGTGGAGTTGCTCGTAACAATCGGAGAGATTCGTGAAGGAACGGCGACAACGTGATCGGGGGTTAGTTCCTCTACCGGGGTCCATCCAGCGTCGAGTAGACCCGGCCCGTTCTCGCTGCGCCAACCCATCTCTTTGGTTGGGATATAGCGGGCGGCATAGAGCGGGTGACGGCCGTTTGTTTTCAGGGTTCTACCCGATTCGGTGACAGTTCGGTAGATCGGTTCATGCTGCTCTAGGGTTGCCCACGCTTGCACTTCAACATGACCATCAGGAGTGGCCGTTAGGAGGCGAAAGTTCTCGCCAACTAGCTTGATGGCGGGAACCCGTTCGCCCGAAGACAACCGTACAAGTTCTTCACGATGTAGGCAGCGCCCCGATGCGTTACCGATGATTGATTCTGGTACGCCGAAAGCTGCGAGAATTTCTTCCTTGGTGATCTGCCGTTGTTGAACATATGCCGCGTCGCGGGGATTGGAGCCGAGGTCAACGAAGTCTGCCCCGTCGTCCGAGGAGATCACGCCTACGTGGCCGGTGCGGGCCAGGTTGGGGCCGAACCGGTTCTTTAGTTCTTGCTTGTCGTCGTCGTCGATCTCTCCACGCAAAACTACGAGCCCGCCGGGTCGCCCATCGTTAAGCAGGAAGTTGCGGTTATAGAGTTTGGCGAGTAGTTCCATTTCGATGGCGATACCCGCGGCCTCTAGCGGCGTGAAGGAAAGATAGGGGTCGAGGGGATGGGGGCGGCGGAACCAGATTACTTGGTCTGGCCTGAGGGTTTCTTTTTGGCCGTTGCCGAAGTCCACTTCGAACCCGGAGACGAATTTCTTCTTGTGGGGAATGGGGGCAGTGCTCTGCGGGGGCAGGAGGTGAAGGGCAGAAACATCATCCTTGTTGTTGCGAATGATTTCTACGAAGGCTCCGCGAGTGCTCATGAGCAGTTGCGCGGAAAGCCGAGACCGGAAGACGAAAGAGTTCTCGGCCATGTTGGTTTTCGAGTTGAGGATTTCTAGCAGCGGGTTTTTTTCGATGATCTTGCCGGAAGGGGAGTTCCCTTCGCGGAGGATCATGGGGAGGCGTGCCTGGTTGGAGGAGATGGCGTCGATGCAGCGGAAAACCCAGGTGACCTTGGCTACGCCCTCGCGGTAGGCCCTTAGGATGTCCCAGCCGTCTTTGTAGGGAACCCCCACGACGTTGGGGCTATAGGCCATAGGGGCCCCTATGGCGATCTGTTTTTGCTGCTGGGAACCAACCGCTTTGTTGCCCCTACTCCACCACGTCATTATTCAAGCCCCAAGAAATACGCGAAAACTCCAAGGCCAACACCGGCTGTAATCAATCCTGCTCCCAGGCTATAGAACCCGGCACCGAAACTAACCAGAATCATAGCCGCAAACATTAGAATGTTGGCGAAGGTATCGCGAGTAAAAACGCGGGCCACTAAGCTCCGGACAAACGATAAGGCTTTAAGCTTTATAGAGCCAAAGAAACTCATTTCCATACTCCATAGGATAGACGCAAATGACCGCCTGGAATGAAATCTATGAGTTCCTGCAACCAAAGAAACCCCTCTTCTGTCCGCAAACCCCATCTCTAGTCCAAAAAGTATTCCTCCGCACCAACGTAGACGAAGCCCTCTACGGAGGCGCGGCCGGGGGCGGGAAAAGCTCGGCCCTTCTGATGGCAGCCCTGCAATACGTGGACGTGCCCGGCTACTCCGCCATCCTCTTCCGTAAAACCTTCGCCGACCTCTCCCTCCCCGAAGCCCTCATGGATCGATTCAAAGACTGGATGAGTGACTACCCCGAAGTTCACTGGAACAACAACCTGTACGTCGCCACCTTCCCCTCCGGGGCTCGCGTCACCTTCGGGTACCTCAACAACATCAACGACTATCTCCGTTACAAAGGTGCCGAATTCCAGTTCGTCGGCATGGACGAGGTAACCGAAATCAGAAAAGATGACTATATCTATCTGTTCTCCAGGCTCAGGAAACCGCCGACCGGCCCCCTGTCTGAGGTTCCTCTCCGAATGCGGGCTGCATCCAACCCGGCCCCCAACTGGGTGCGTGACAGATTCTTGATCGAAGGGAGAAAAGAAGGGCGCGTGTTCGTCCCCGCTCGCTTCACGGACAACCCCGGCGTTGACCATGCTTCTTACCGGAACTCGCTGAGCAAACTGGATACCGTCGAACGCAAACAGCTTGAAGAAGGCGACTGGTGGGTTTCCCAGGGCGGCAGCATGTTCAAGAGAGAAGATTTCGTGGTCATCGAGCCCATCGACATCCCCACGCTCATCGCCCCCAAGTTTGTTCGCTACTGGGACAAAGCTGCCACCGAACCCAGCCCAGGGAACTCCGACCCGGACTACACGGTGGGCACCCTGATGATGCTCGACCAGGGCGTAACCTACATCCTCGACGTGAAACGATTCCGGAAACGCAGCCACGAAGCAGAGCAAATCATGCAAGCGACTGCCCTGGAGGACGGCATTCACACCGCTATCCGGCTGGAACAAGAGCCCGGATCGGCAGGGAAAGACGTGATCGACCACTTCGCCCGCAACGTGTTCCCGGGCTACGACTTTGCGGGCATTCGCTCCACCGGGGACAAAGCCACTCGCGCCAAGCCCTACGCGGCAGCTTCCGCCAACGGGCTCGTGAAGCTTGTGATCGACGAAACTTCCGATTGGAAGACGGACTTTATCGACGAACACGCCAACTTCCCCGAGAACTGTGACCATGACGATCAGGTTGACTCGGCAGCGGGCGGCTTCTCCGCCCTCCACGGACTGGGCATGGTCCGCAAGCGGCCCATTCAAGTAATCGTTTGACAGACAAACGACACCGATGTGGTTAAGATGGTCTCGTAGCCATGATGACTGATCATCCGTTGACTGCTCTAGAGGGGAAGCTGAACAGGCTGGTTGCTGCCCTGGAAGAAGTGGACCGGGAACTGATCCTGCTTTCCGAGGAGGACCCGATCTCCCGGGACGATGCCGAGAGAGTCAGCGAATCGCTAGTAACCCTTAACGTGTTCCGCTCGAATCTGGCGGACACCTATAAAGCGATAGAGGGGATCACACTGGGAGTTCTGGGGGATTTCGAAGACCTCACCTTGCCGTCCGGCATCAAGCTAGAGAAAAAGGTGGGGCGCTCCCGGTCCAAATGGCAACACCGCGACCTCGCCCGAGAAGTCGCTCGCCGAGTTGTGGACCGATCCGTAGACCACGATACGGGCGAGATGCTGATGAGCACCCAAGAAGTAGCTGAGTCAATGTTGAAATATGCTGCACCTGCCTACTGGCGAATAAAGGAGTTGCAAAAGATAGGAATCAATGCTGACAAATACTCTGATCCTGGCGAGCTAAAAGAATCTATCGCTGTTAGGAGACCCAAACCACATGACGAAGACGACTGAAGACTGGAACATCCCACCCGAAGAGTGGAACTGGATGCCATCTGGTCGCCCCTACCAGGGGAAAATTCGATATGTTCCATTCGTGGATGCTCGGGTAGTGATGAAACATCTTGACCGCATCTTCGGATGGGACGGATGGCAGTCTCACTATGCAGAGATCGCTAACGGTCTTATCTGCACCCTCACGGTGAAAACCGAGAGCGGCGAGTGGATAGAGAAAAGCGACGGCTCGAACTTGACCGAAATCCAGGCCACCAAAGGGGGGATTTCGAAAGCTTTGGTACGGGCTGCCGCCCACCTTGGCGTCGGACGCAACGTCTACGATTGCCCCGAAGTTCTTGATCGCTATACCGAGAAAGATGGACGCAATTTCAAACCCTTCGACCTTTCCGACGAAGAGCTTTCCCGGCAGGCGAAAAAGCTAATCGCCGACGGGCAACCAGCCGTACCCGTTGAGCAGGAAGAAGAGGTGGAGAAAGCGGAGAGAGCCACACCAACTTCGGACTGGTCAGAGTTCTTGAGGCTTTTCAGGGCCCTTTCCGAAACATCCCAGAACTTGATCAAAGAGTGGTACTCCAACGTGTCCCAGGACGACGAACCCCCTACCAGCGACATTGTGGGAACCTCACTGTTCGACAAGCTTATGACCCGCGTCCGAGAAGAACTGGACATCCCGGAAGAAGGGCCACCGATCTAAATGGAGCCAATCCCCAAAGCCAAGAGACCCAAATATCTGTCTCCTTCAGCCATCGGCACTCTTGAGCAGTGCCCCTTCCGGTTCAAGCTACAAAAGATAGATAAAGTCAAGGAAGCCCCCACAGAAGAACAACTGCTTGGCATCTTCGTCCACGAAGTGCTAGAGAACCTCCTAAAGGTAGAGCCTCCGGAGGGCCGCACTGAAGAGAAAGCCAAAGCAATATCCCGCCAGCTATGGGATCGCGGCTGGGAAGGCAAGGTCCGCAAAGTAGTCGCCAAATCCGAGATCAACGATTTCCGCTGGAAAACATGGTGGTGCCTAGAAAACTATTTCCGACTAGAAGACCCCACCGCCCTCGCCCCTAAGGGTTTAGAAGAATGGCTGGACTTCACCGTAGAAGGCGTCCGCATGAAGGGCGTAATCGACCGATGGCTGGTAGATGACAGCGGAAGGTTTGTGGTCACTGACTACAAGACAGGCAAAACTCCTGACCCCCGGTATCGTGACGACAAGGTATTCCAGCTAGCCGTATACGCTTACGGTTTAGAACAACAAATAGATCACCCTATTGACGAGATAGAATGGTTGTACCTAAAAGACGGAGACAGAATTCGCCTAGAGGTGGAGCCCTCCCACCAAACAGACATGGTGAACATCGTAACCAGCGCCTGGAAAGAACTAAACGAACGTTGCGAATCGGGAGATTTCCCCACCAAAAAGTCTCGGCTATGTGATTGGTGTGGTTTCAAAAGCAACGGAATGTGCCCAGCTTGGAGCCAATAACCCATGCTTAACGATGATGCTTTTGCCCGCCTAGTTGCGGAAGATGTCAAAAACCGGGTCAGCAGCGATCAGTCAGATTACTTGCGTCTTCCGGAAAACCAAGAACGCTGGAGAAAAACTCTTGCCGCATTAATCGAAAATCTGAACGAGCAGATTGAAGGGATCAAAAGGCAAGAGAGCGAAGAGATCAATTCGATCAAAAAGATGAAGCTCGGGAAAACTGCCGAACAAGTCTCCATTGTTGAATCCGAGGCAGGATTCGAGGAGCGCCGGAAGAAAATAAGCCGCTTCCGTTTTCATGTAGAAAACAAGTTGGCCGAAGCCGATCGCCTTATTGCCTTGGGAGAAGATGGGCTCAGCGGCGATATGAAATTGGCCAATCTTTTAACGAAGGCGATCAACACCCACCGAGAAATGATGTTCGAGTTCGATATTGAACCCACCCCCTTGGACACTGCCCTTTGGCGCGTCCTGGAAGGCAAATGGGAGTTTCTCGACATAGACCCTGCCGATCTGCCGTGATCCAGTTCGATGGACTAGAAGACGCTCTTCTTGGAATCGTCGAAGTTCATACCCAGCCTGCGAGGCTCGTCTACGACTACGACAAAATTCTGGAAATACTTCAGGAGCAAGGCATGACCTACTCGGAAGCCGAAGAGTATTTCGGGTTTAACATCGGATGCTTGTGGGCGGGGGAAACAACCCCCGCGATCTTCTATTCGAAAACGTCACCCTGGTTCGAGATCGTTTGCAACGACTATTGGGGCCAATATCAACCATGAGGTTCCGATCTCAGAAGAGAGGGGAAGCCTACAAGAAGAGGCGACCGTTGGTGGAGCGGCTTCTCCGCGAACGGCCGTTTTGTGAAGCTTGTCCCGTCTTCGCTGGCTACGACCAGAAGGTGTTGTATACCCGCAAGGGGAGCGTGGATGTCCATGAGGTTCTACGTCGATCTCGGGGCGGGTCCATTCTCGACGAGAAGAACCTTCTCGCTGTTTGCCGGGCGTGTCATCGGCGTATCGGCAACCATCCGGCATTAGCGGAAAGGCTGGGGTTGGAGCTACCATCCTGGTCCACCGATCAAATGTTCGAACAAGCGGCTGAACTGAGACTAGGATGGGCCCGTGGAAAAGAACCCGAACCCCCGTGGCTCTATTGAGGTCATCGGCCTCGACCTAAGCCTCACTTCCACAGGTGTCGCCTATGGGGACACCACCCTCACCATCTCCGGGAAACACGACGGAATCAGGCGACTAGACAGAATCCGTCACGAACTCTTCCGGGTGCTAGATTTGCGGTTTGGCCTCCGTGGCGCTAGCCCTTCGGTATCGGGACAAAACAAACCATACGTAGCTATCGAGGGATATTCCTACGGGAGCAGCAACCGGGCACACGCTATCGGGGAACTCGGCGGCATCATCCGGCTCGGTCTCTTCTACCGGGGATGGCCCTATGTCGAAATCCCCCCCAAGACCCGGGCCAAGTTCGCCACCGGAAAAGGCAATGCCGGGAAAGCTGAAGTTGTG